CTTTGTACCGAGCCACGCTTCCAGCGTGAGTGCGTCGGCTTGATTTGTAACGTGCTTTATCTGCGAATCAGTAAGCCCCATACGCTTCATTTCATGTTGCGCGTTAAGGGTTTTTTGATAGTTTTCTAGCTGTTTGCCAGTAATGTCATAAGGCAACGCTTGTTCCATACCGACTCTACGTTGGCCGGACTCCGCCGCCTGAGCCAGCTGGTTCGCAGTAGCTGCGTCCGCCTGGCGAATCGACGCCTGGATACCTTGCTCCTGCATTCTCTGCATGGAGCGCATAGAGGCGGCCGACGCCGCACGTTGATAGGACTCTCCTGGTTGAGCAGCCTGGTATTGCATAGACGCGCCAGAAGGAGAAGATGCGCCGTCGTTGGCCGACAAGATAGGATTTAGACCAGCTGCTCGGAGATCACGGACCTGCCGTTGGTGGGCAGTGTTGCTCATGTACTCCTGGAACTTCATTTGATCCCGAACGGATTGGGCGCTCGACGCGTTGGCCGATTGAGTGCCCAGGTAATCCATACCCGCCGACGCGATATTGCCCCAACCGAGAGCCGAGCCAGCCGAGCTAATCTTCGACAGGATGCCGCCCGTCTTACCAGACGCAGCGGCAGACGCCGACCACGGACCGAAGCCGGGACTGCCGGGCGTAGCGCCAAGCGCACCAGAAAGACCACTGCCACCGGCGAGCGCCTGATAACCCAAATAACCCGTACCAGCGACCGCCAGAGCCGGAAGAATGTACTTCCCGGCATCGACCGATTTCGAGTACGAAGTCGAAGTCAGGTTTTTCACGCCCGACTTCGCATTGTCAAACGGGTTTGACCAATCACCTTTGACAAGCTTGGAGAAGAAGCCCATTAGAAATGATCCACCATGCCCGGCACACTGTAGACCGGCATCGGGCGATCACAGTAAAGCTGGAACCATATGTCCAGAAGGAAATGAGGCTCCGCCGGTACAGCAACCACGCGATCAATGGGCGGCTGATCCACAATGAACGCCGCATTGAGAACAGGCAGCGCCGTGAAATCAGACGCAAGATGCCAAACGTCCAGAGACTCCGGGTCGTTCGAGTGGAACTTACCGCTGATCCTGGAAGGCTTGTAGCGATACTCGGCGAATCGCTCCTGGTATCCGAAAACCCCGGAGTCAACCGTGAGGTTGTTCGACAAGAAGATTTCGAAGTTCTTTACGGCTTGCTCGCCCAGGTGAGCGAAAGAGGGCCAATAGAAATCGTACCGGGTGTTCCGGGTCCACATGAGTTCCAGGCCGTTTTGGTAAGTAATGTCAGCCCGGACGTTAGCAAGACCAATAACAACCCCATGCTCAGTAAACGACTTCGAGAAACCACCACGGTTAACGCCCGTTCCGAAGCCGGCCAGTTCCCCCTGGGCGACTTCCGTGCTCCGGAACGTGGCGGGCACCGGATTGACATTGATACGGGTCGAACCACCACCGAGGAATTCCGGCCTCTGGACACGCGAATCGGGCGAGACAACGTTGAAGTGGGCGAGCAAGATTTCGATATACCGAGTACCGCCACGGGCGTCTCTCTCCAGGAGTTTCTGAATCTGGAATGCGGTCCGCAGGTCGTTAATGGTCGCGGAGCCATCGAGCGCAAGACCGGCCGAATAAAGTGCGGCCTCCTGCGACGCCGGGTTACCGGGCAGAACCGAACCGCCAACCCAATCACCGCTCGCGTTAAGCGCAAGATCGGCGGCGCTGCTCGCCGTAGTAAGCCTAAACGGAGCGCCGCTATTCACAATCGACGAAACTGGAATGCTAACGGGATCGCCTTTCTGCGGCCACGGAAGCGCGGACGTGAAATAATCTCGCTTTTTCCCTCGTTTGAGCGGAGTAGTCCAGTAGCTCGATGTCGGTCCGTCACCGGTTTCCTCTACAATAGAATCCTGCAAGTTCTGGTCACGGAACCAGTCATTCCAAATTTTGTAGTACGCACGAAACGGAAGCGCGTTTACACCCAACGTATAGGTAGGCCCCGGTTGTGCCGGAAGCGGAACACCCATGTACGCCGCTAGACTCCCACTAGTCAAAGTCGCCATGTCGATGTTTATTTTCGGGATCGAGTATGAATCCGGATCATCAGCCGGATTCGTCCGCTCGCCCATGAACTTCACCCAATTATCCCAGACGATCCTATAGGGCACATAAAAGTAGAACGTCTCAAGATACACGTTATCCATGAACGGGCGCAGCGGAGTCGCCAACCGGCAAAAGGTAGTCTCCTTCAGGTTGAAGGTATCACCCGGGAGAACTTCGTCCACATAAATAGGGACGAGATCAGCCTCATTCATCGTGGTCTTGTGAGCATGCGATCGGTCGAACTTCGACCGTGGAATATCCGCAGACGGCACGTTGGAGAAGTGAGATTGCGCCGCGCCAACGCTCGGCTGGGAGAAAATCTTAGCCATGTTCGGCCACCTCAAGTTCGAGTTCAGGGAAGTAGTTGCGCCATGTAGAAATCCGCATGAGAGGAGCGCGGCTAACGACAATTTCGCCGTTTTCCGGTATCTCAGCGAGAGTGAGGACCATATCATCAGCCCGCTCCTCAAGATCGAACTTCTCACGGAGCATGTTCGCCAACTCGCCACGCTCGCAAGTGAAAGGCTCAGAACGGAAGCCGTGCTCAGCAGATACCAGCTGGAAGATGCATAACATCAGAGATTTACCCTCGCTTGTAGATTGGCTTCGCGTGCCCTCAGCGCATCCCTGCGATTGGCAGCCTCATCCGGTGAGGCTGTGCGGAAGTGTTCGGCTCTTTTGTCCAAGAGAGGCTCGAATGCCGAAGCATGTTCTCGACGCTTGAGATAGGTTGTCGGGATCGGAAACTTCCGTCCCTCGATAGTAACGAATCCATTTCGAGCAATATCGTCGTGATACTTTTCAAGCCACCCGTGCCCGATATACGGACGCTTGGATTGGAGATTGAACACATCGGGAGAACCCGTATTTTTAAGACTGTACCCGGCGACGTAGAACGCTGCCGGAGGATCGAGCGGGGCTATGGTCACATGCCCATTTCCCCAAACTTCGGTCAAGAAGCGATTGGTGTAGTACGCCCCTTCAGTACCGAGTTTTTGCGATCTTTCTAGCCAATCCTGGCCAAAGAACAAGATATGGTAGTGAGGACGGCCGAACTTGCCGCCGTACTCACCGTTTGCGAAATACCGGAACTTCATGCCTTCGTTCCTAATTCGCTTGAAGAACTTCTGTAGGTGACTTTTTTCGACTGCGAGTGGACAGTTTTCGTCGTTATAGGTGAGCGTAACGAAGCTGTTTTGATCGTGTTGCGTTGATTCATGGTAGCAACGTACCGACCAAGCTCTAGCCTTGTCTGCAAGGCATCCGAGGCATTTTCCACAGGGCAACGACAGCGGCTGGTCGAGGTCAGCCGCATGCACCCCGAACACGACAGGATGGCGACCGCTAGGATTAGCGTGACGGCCTTTCCACGCATCGACGGGCATGAAGCACGCCATGTCACAGACGGATGCCGCCTCGCTTGATCGACGGCCTGTTGCGCGGATGCTGCCGCATCGCGCTGCGGGTGAATCCCCGCGAAGAACTACGCTTACGCATCATGGTGATTCCCCCTAGTCAGTAATGCCAGATCTAATCGAGTGGAAGATCTGGACTCGACGTTATCACGTTTTTCTGAAGTTGGGAATAGGGCCCGGCAGCTTCCTGCCGAGCCCCTGGGGGCCTCCGCCCCCAGAAGCCCCCGTTGGGGCTCCGCCCCTAAACCCCGATAGCTGCCTTGCCCGCTTTGGATTTTTTGTTAACTGGAAGTTTTGATTTTGATTTAAGAGTTTTTCTAACTAAGTTTATTAAGTAAGAGAGAGCGCGCGCGCACGCGTATAAGGATTCGCGCGCACACGCGGGGGAGGTTGTATGGAGCTAGGAGACTGTTTAAGAGGTAGGAGCTAGGGTAGTAGCGGGGGGAGGGGTAATCGCGCCTTGTGGCGCGTCTGAGGAGGTTTGAGAGGTATTAGCGGAAGCAAGTGCAGCCTCATGAGAGGAGATAATGTCCTCGGCCCATTGAATTCGCTCTAAGAGCGGGCCCGAGAGGTTAGTGCAGTCAGCGTAGATAGCCTCCCTTGAAGGAGGCGGGAGTTGTCCGGTACGCGCAAAGCGACGGACTATGAAATTGATGTCAGAGCCTTCGGCATGAGATTGCTCAGTGAGCGAGGCCCCTTCCGGGGCCTCTTGAACTCGATGACGGTTGTACGGATTCCGGATCATGGATTGAGCCTATAAGGTTGAAATACACCAGTGGGTGCACGATCGCTCCCGCGAGGTAACTTGATCGGAGGCTTAGGCTTCGCTTTGAAGATGTTTTCCCATATGTCCCTTGCGGACGATTGAATGCCGCCGACCTTTGTACCGAGCCACGCTTCCAGCGTGAGTGCGTCGGCTTGATTTGTAACGTGCTTTATCTGCGAATCAGTAAGCCCCATACGCTTCATTTCATGTTGCGCGTTAAGGGTTTTTTGATAG